CACTGGTGTTCTCCGTAGTACTTGAACTGGTTAAACAGGGCGTTCAGTAATGCAAGTTGCAAACAGCAACGCAAGAGAACTACAACTGTCCGCTACGGTTATCCGTGCGGACGGTACTGTAGTTGAATTAGGCGTTATAGATTATTGGCACAAGAACCCAATCAAACGTTTTATTTGGAGAATTAAAAAATGGCTACACTCTTAGTTAATACAGGACGTGCCATCGTTACTAGCCGCCTTAACAGTGGTGGTACCACTCCCAGCTATGTTGCTTGGGGAACTGGTGCCGGTACGACTGGTGCAACTGATACGACTTTGTTTACTGAAAATGGTTCCCGTGTAAGCGGTACTGTTACTCAACAAACAACGTCTACTACAAATGATACATTCCAAGTTGTAGGTACAGACACTGCCGGTTCCGGTATTACTGTTACTAATGCTGGTTTGTTTGATGCTTCAACCTCTGGCAATTTATTTGTCAAAGGAGACTTTACTGGTATTGCTTTAAACACTGGAGATTCAATTCAGTTTACATTTAAAGTTCAGTTTAGTTAATTATGGCTTTAAACGGAAGTTCCATCAATAAGGTGGTACTAAACGGTGCGGATTCAAATACCTTTAACAAGGTTCTTTCGTTCCTATCCTCGAGTGCCTCTACCATCGTTAAAAGCGTTGGTAGAAGTATCTCTTTCCTTGCAACAGGTACTCCTAATATTTCTAGGATACTAAGATTACTTAGAACACTATCAATTAATTCAACCGGTAGTATAAGTATTGCTAAGGCAATTAGTATTACTAAAACTATATTAAGTAGTATAACAACCACATTAATAAGGTTACCTAATAAAATATTAATAGCAACATCAACATCTGCTGTTTATATACAAAGATTAATTGGTAAAGTATTTAGCACTATCAGTGAACATGTTGCAGTTCTTATTGTAGAACTCGCTTCTTACTTTTTAACTATTACAGCTTCAGTAACTGGGTCTACATCTATTAAGCGTGGTATAGCAAAGACTATATCATTAGCAGTTACTAACATAAGTATATTAGTTAATAGAGTGGGGAAGTTATTAACCTCACTGACAACAAGTGCCGTTACTTTATCTAACACAATAAATAAGATTATTACCAAAGCAGTAACTAGTACAATTTCAATTGTTGTACATTTCTTCTTTTATAGATTTCTAACAATCGCAAGTACTATAGTACCTAATATGTATAAAGGATTATCTATGAACTTATCAACACTAACTACTAGCGTAGCAACAATAGTTAAAGCAATGAATAAATTAATTGCACTTAATGTTATTGTACTATTTAGTTTAGTAGCTGAGTTTGTTAAGAAGTTTGGTGCTATAGCTAAATATACCTTTATTGTACAGACCAGAAAACTACTGGTTAACATTGTTAAAATCAGAACACTACTAGTACGGAAACCAAATGGCTGAATCGTTCTCATATAAGATTACTACAGAAAGTGAATTATTTACTTTCGACTTCTCCCAGGTACTTTCACCTTCCGAGACTATTTCAACTTCATCGTGTTCTGTTATTGTTATGAATGGTGTTGATCCTACACCATCCACTATCTTAATTGGTGCTCCGGTTGTTGTTAACAAGACAGCATCACAGAGAGTAGCTAATGGCATTAGTGAAGTTACGTACCGTCTTGAAATGACTATTACAACATCACAAGGTAATACATATGTTGGGGTTGGTGATCTTCCAGTATACGATGCTAGTTTGGTGTAACCTATGAGTTATCAATCAAACTATATCAGGGGTAGTTGGAATTGCATCTGCGAGTCGTGCGGTCGTCTTGTTAAAGCGGGTGAGCTTCGTCAACGCTGGGATGGTTTCATGGTTGATGAGCAATGCTGGGAACCCAGGCAACCACAAGACTTTGTGCGAGGTGTAGCAGATTACCAAGCACCACCATTTACAAGACCAGAGCAAGGTGATGTCTTTGTTAAGTTTAGTTACAGTGAACTAATACAAGGATGGACACAATCAGTAGTAACACTACTAACACGAGTTATACCGGTGCCAAAGATTATATTGGCAATTACTAGTGTGTCAACAGCTATAATTGATGCAGCTAAGAGACCGTTCTTTGCTAGTAACAATCGTCAATTAGATGGTGCTCCTCTAAATAATAAACCATTAGGATAATAAATACATGTCAGCTTTATATACAAATAATGCAGCGACTACGCTAGCATCGGGGATTAACAATAGTGTTACCTCATTAACAGTAGCCTCTGCTACTGGTGGCTTGTTTCCAAGTCCTACTGGTACAGATTACTTTTATGTTACATTAGAAAACACGGCTGGTACAGTCCGTGAAATAGTTAAAGTAACTGCACGGTCTACAGATACATTTACTATTGTACGTGGACAAGATGGCACTAGTGCTCAAACATTTGCTACTAGTGATAAAGTCGAACTACGTATTGTAGCTGCTGAGATGTCTGCATTAACTTCTGGCTCTGCTCGTGGTGGTAACAGTGATCAAGTGTTCTTTGAGAACAGTACTACTGTTACAGCAAACTATACAATAACTTCTGGTAAGAACGCTGTTGTGGTTGGCCCACTTACCGTAAACAGTGGCGTTACATTAACTGTACCCTCAGGTCAAAGATTGGTGGTTCTATGAGTTCTTTAATACCTTCAGGTTCAGCTAGTGGCACAGGGTCTATGACCTTGGCTGCTCCTGTAACCAATTCAAACCAAACTGCTACGCTGCCTGATGCTACAGGCACTGTAGCATTAACTTCTGATGTTATTGGAGTTGGTCAAACATGGCAAGTGGTTACTGGATCAAGAGCTATTGGAACTACATATACTAATTCAACAGGAAAACCAATTGCAGTAGCAATTACTGCAACGTGTAATACGGCTTCTACAGTTCAAGGATTAATAATTAATGGAGTAACTGTATATGCAGCATCTGTGGCAGTTGTAGGAACAGCTTGTGGAATATCGTTAATTGTTCCTAATGGTGCAACATATGTAACAACCACAAACGGTGGAACATTAACTTTAGTAACTTGGGCGGAATTAAGATAATGAAACTATTTAAAACAGAAGATAATCAAATTTTTGCTTACGAATTAGATGGCTCACAAGACCATTTAATAGGAGATAAAACACCTATTACACAAGAAGAAGCTGATGCTATTATTGCAAATAGACCAGTGGTTGAAACTCCATTAAATCAATTAGGAGTTAAATAATGGCATACGGAACAATAAATGTAGACACAGTAACTACATCCACCCAAGGTGGTGTACTAGGTGCTGGTAACGCTTCTACTATGAAGAATAGAATTATTAATGGTGCGATGGTGATTGACCAGAGGAACGCTGGTGCTTCTATTGCAACACCTAATGGATATACATTAGATAGATTTCGTGTAAATCAAACAACAACTGGTAAATTAACTGCTCAACAAAATCAAGGTTCTGTAACCCCACCTGTAGGATTTAGCAATTATTTAGGAGTTACATCATCTTCTGCATATGTAGTATCTGCTGGCGATGCTTACTGGATTGACCAAGCTATCGAAGGATTTAATACTGCCGATTTAGCTTGGGGAACTGCTAACGCTAAAACTATTACATTATCTTTTCCAGTGTATTCAAGCCTAACAGGAACTTTTGGTGGAGCATTGAGAAATAGTGCATCAAATCGTTCTTACCCATTTACTTTTTCAATTCCAGTAGCTAATACTTGGACTAACATTTCAGTAACTATTGCTGGTGATACTACAGGGACTTGGGTAGGAGCTACTAATGGTGTTGGAGTATATGTAAGTTGGGGACTGGGTGTTGGAAGCACTTATAACGGAACTGCTGGAGCGTGGTCTGCGGGAAATTATATTTCAGCCACAGGTGCAACATCCGTAGTAGGAACAAGCGGAGCAACCTTCTACATTACTGGTGTTCAGCTAGAAGTAGGAAGTAGTGCTACTGGATTTGAGTATAGACAGTATGGAACTGAGTTAGCTTTGTGTCAGAGGTATTATCAAGCAACCACAGGGATTGCAGTTCCTGTTGTTATTAATATCGCAGCTTTTGTCAACCTCCCCGTTTCGATGAGGGCAAGTCCAACAATAACCTCAACCAATGGAACTTTTAACGTTTTATCTACAACTTCCATATATCAATCAGTTAATGGTTCTGGGTATGCAGGAACATCTCTTACATTAAGTGCGGAGTTATAACCATGTATAAATTAATGAATACTTTATTCGGTCAAAATATAGTCCGTCTATCCGACAACGCTTGCATCCCATTCGACCCAGCCAATTCCGATGCAACTGAATTTTGTAAGTGGTTGAAAGATGGCAATATTCCTGAAGCACCTGATGGTGGCACAGTACCAACACAAGATGAAGTCAACGCTATTATTGCCAAGCTATCTTGAAAAGCCAACTCCAATACCTTCGCTATATGAAGTTTATTGACAGCCTAAAAAGTCAGGTGATTGATGGCTATTCTGAAAAGCATCATATCGTGCCACGCAGTCATGGCGGTTCAAACAAGAAAGACAATCTTATTGCTTTGACACCTAGACAGCATTTCATTGCTCATCGTATGCTTTGGAAGGCTTATGGTGGCTCTATGGCTCGTGCTTACTTTATGATGAGTGCTACAGGTAAATACGGCAAAATCGGGTCTAAGACCTATTCTATGACTCGTGAGGAATATTCTAAGCAAGTAGTCATTCAAATGGCTAACAAGCCTAATATTCCAGAATTTACACCTGAACATCGTGAGAAACTTCGCCAAGCAAAACTGGGAACTAAAGTCAGCGATGCCACAAAAGCCAAGATTAGTGCTGCACAAGTTGGCAGAGTTTATGACGATGAGTTTAAACGCAAGGTATCTGAAGGTAAAAAAGGTATTGCTACTCGTGGTACTGGATGGCAACAATCAGAAGAAACTCGTAACAAAATTGGACAAGCACAAGTTGGTGCTTTAAATCATATGCACGGAAAGAAACACTCTATGGAAACTAGGATGAAAATGCAAGCATCGCACAAACAAAGAGCCTACCTAAAATGGGTATCCGAGGGTAACACCCCAGACCCAGCAGATGAGGTGACAGTATGACATTTATCGTAGACGGCACTAATGGTGCTACATTCCCTGATACAACTATTCAAACTACTGCTTTGACTACTGGTTCAGTAACAAAGGCAATGGTAAGCACCTCTACATCTACTGGTTTTGGATTATGTAGAGCATGGGTAAATTTTACTGGTTCTTCGGCTGCAATAAATGGTAGTTACAATATTTCAAGTGTGACAAGAGCAAGCACAGGGCATTGGACAATTAATTTAACAACGGCTATGGCAAATACTGGTTATTCGCTATGCGGTTCAGCAAAAGGCACACCCGCTACTACGATTGCTATTTTTGCAGAGGACCAAGACCAAACTAGAACAAGCTCTACTTGCTATGTAACAACTCAAAATTCTGGTTTTACTGGTTTTGATGCTTCATTAGTTTCTGTTGCAATATTTAGTTCATAAGGAATAATAATGTCACAAGTAATTATTTACACATTAAATAGTCAAGTAGCTGTTTGTTATCCTACTGGTGAACTTTCTATTGAAGAAGTATTAGCTAAAGACTGTCCTGCTGGAGCAATTATTATTGATGATAGCGAGCTTCCTGTTGACAATACATATTTTAATGCTTGGGAATTAATAGATTGCAAAGTTGTGGTTAATGAAGTTAAGAAACAAGCAATCATTGATGCAATTCAAGCCCCAATAACTGCAAAGGCTTCTGCACTAGCTAAATTAGCTGCGTTAGGTTTAACCCAAGATGAAATGAAAGCATTGGTAGGCTAGTATGATTAATGAAGCTATAGAAAATAGAGTAGTACGTCTGGAGATTAAAACAGACAACCATGAAGATGATATTAAAGAGCTTCGCAAGTCTGCTACTGATCTGTCAAAAGCTATGGCAAGTATAGAAAAGAGTCTAGCACAGATTAAGTATATTGCCATTGGAGCTCTTGCTGTTGTTGTAACACAGTCCCTTGGACTTGATCGTTCAATTAAACTATTATTTGGAGGCTAAATGTCTACAACCTTTACAGTAAGCCGTGATCAGATTATCCAGTTAGCATTACGCAAGCTTGGTGTATTGGAACTTGGCGACACTCCTGATGCAGCTACAGTAGCTAATGCATCACTAGCTCTTAACTTATTTATTAAACAGATGGCAACATCTGGTTTAAAGATATGGAAGACTAACGAATTAATATTACCACTTGTTGCTGGACAGACTGAGTATGTTATTGGTCCATCTAGTACAGGTGCTGTAGATCTTAATACTGACAAACCTCTTAAAGTTATTCAGGGTTGGTTACGTAACAACACTGTTAGTCCAGCTATTGATGATGTGCAGATACAGTTATTAAGTAAACAAGAATACAACATGTTAGGCTCTAAGTTCAGTACTGGAACTCCTAACAGTTTGTTTTATGAAGTAAGACAAAATACTGGTAACATGTATTTGTATGTAACACCTGACAGTAATGCAGCTGCTACATTTGAACTACACTTTGTTTGCCAACAACCAATGGCTGACATTAATACAGCACAAGCTATTCCAGACTTTCCCACTGAGTGGATGAATGTATTGGTATGGAACCTTGCTGACCAACTAGCTATTGAATATAGTGTGCCAGGTAATCATCGTCAAGAGATTGCTGTGCGTGCTAAAATGTACAAAGAAGAATTAGAAGGATGGGATGTTGAGTCGTACTCTACATTCTTCCAACCTGACATGAGAATGGGTAGACCATCTTCTAACAACATACCATAATAGGATACTATGCCAATTGCAAGACTACCTTTAGCACAACCAATAGAGACTCGTGATGGTACCTTGGCAAAGGATTCTAAGTGTGTCAATGGTTACTTTGAGACAGTAGGACAGAAGCGAGAGTTTATTAAACGCCCAGGTATAAAAGATACTGGTGCAACACTTGCCAATGCACAGGGACAGGGGTTATATAACTTTAATGGTTCGTTATTTGCTGCTGTGAATAACGTTTTATATAAGATTAATCCTACAACTTATGCTGTAACTACTATTGGTACTATGACTGGTACTATAGGTGGTATAGTACAACAGTGTTATTTTAATAGCACACTTAACAACACATACTTGTTTGTACAGAATCAAGTAAATGGTTACACATACAATCCAGCTACAGGCGTCTTTGCTGAGGTCGTTGATGTTGGATTCCCTGCAGGTCCTTATGCAACAGGTGCTATTTATCTAGATACTTATACTATTATTGGTGGTACTAATGGTGAGATATATACATCTGATCCTAATAACCCTACAGTATGGAATGCCCTTAATTTTATTACAGCAGAAGCAGAACCCGATGGGTTAGTTGGGATTGTTAAACATCTTAACTATGTATTAGCTTTTGGTCAGTGGTCAACAGACTTCTATTATGATGCTGGTTCATATCCAGGCTCTCCCCTTGCAATTGCAACACCGTATCATATTGAATTAGGATGTGCTAACGGAGATTCTATCTGTTCGTTTGAACAAACAACAGTCTGGATTGGTACTGCTAAAGAGCAGGGACCATCGGTATACTCTATCATGGGTGTATCACCGTCAAAGATATCAACACCATTCATTGATCGTATTCTAAACAACAGCACTCTTACTGATGTCATTGCATACCCATTACGAATTAATGGTCATACCTTTTACATTCTTACATTAGCAGATCTTAATCAAACACTTGTGTATGATCTTAATGAGAAGCAGTGGTATCAGTGGACTATGTATGCTGTAGGTGATAGTGATTCCGGCGTTAACGGCATATATGCAGAACAGTATTTCCGGCCTAGTTATTTTGCTGGTGTTGGGGAAACATACTTTTTGTTAGATGATGACAATGGTACGCTGTACACAATGTCGGACACATATTACAATGATAATGGTGCTCCAATCTACTATAGAGCAGTAACCCCTATTATGGATAGTGGAACTACTAAGCGTAAGTTTTATCATCGCATTGAGATTGTAGGTGATAAGATTCCTGCTACAATGAATATAAGACATACTAGTGATGACTATAAAACATGGTCAAACTATAGACAAGTAAACCTTAATAATGAACGTCCACAAGTACGTCAAGCAGGCGCAAGCCGTCGACGTGCTTGGGAGTTTTTATGTACTGACAACCAACCAATACGACTTGAAGCTGCTGAGATAGACTTTGATATTGGTGAGTTAGAGAATGTAGGACAACCAGCACAGCAAGGGTAAGATAGATGGTAACGTATCAAGTCGAGCAATACTCTGACGTTCTTCCAGAGCTGCGGGTTATATACCCTGAGCACTATAAAGAAATAGAGCAAGAGGTTAGCGGTGGTTTTAAACTAGACCCTGACTGGACTCAATACTTTGCTCTTGAACAAGCTGGTATGTTACATGTTATTACTTGTCGTAAAACAGATAAGCTTATTGGTTACATGTTCTACATTGTTAGTAAACACTTACATGTAAAATCATGCGTCACAGCCTACGAAGATATATACTTCCTTCGTAAGGAATACAGAAAAGGACGGACTGGTATTCGTATGTTTCAGTTTGCTGAACAACATATGAAGTCTATTGGTGTAAATAAAATGCTAGGTACTACTAAGGTACATATAGATAACTCAAAGTTATTTGAATACCTTGGATATCAGTTCGTAGAAAAACTCTTCAGTAAATATATATAAAAAGGAATTAATATGGGTGGCATAGTCAATGCAATATTTGGTGGTGGTGGTGGTGGTGGTAGTCAGAGTACTGCTGCTCCAGCTCCATTACCTCAAATTCAAACAGATCCGTACGGTGCAATTGGCGGCCGTACTCAGGCTGGTAATCAGTTAATGGATTTAGTTAATAACCCAAGCAGTGCATTAAGCTCAGCTGGTTATCAACAACAACTACAACAAGGGGTAGCAGCTCAACAAGCAGCTGGTGCTGCTGGTGGTACTCTTCAATCTGGTGCACAAGCTAATGCTCTTCAGAGTATGGGTCAGAATACATTTAGCAGTTATTATCAACAGATGATTGGTAATCTTGGAGCATTGTCTGGTGCTACTACCCAAACACCTTCTGGTGCAGCTAGTGCACAAACACAGAGTTCTCAAATGGCTTATAATGCACAGAATCAGAATGCACAATCAGGTATTGGTTTAGTTGGTATGGCGCTTGGTGGTGCTAACTCTGCTGGTTTGTTCAGTGGTATGGGTGCTGCTGGGGGTGGTGTAGATTTAATTGGAAGTTCAATGGGTGGTGGTGGTACTGCCGAAGCATTATCACTATTAGCAGCACTTTAACCGGGAATAATATATGGCAAACTTAGCGCAAGCCTTTGCGGGTGGATTTGAAAGTGGTCAAGCTATAGGCGATACTATTGTTGCCGATCGTGATCTTAAACAGGCTCAAGCTGAATCAGGTCCTGGTGCTGATCTATTTACTACCTACCAGAAGGCTGGCCAGATGGCTATGCAATCTGGTAACACTCGTGTAGCAGATAAGTTTCTTAAGCAAGCTAATGAGTTTAAAGGTGAAGCACTTAAGCAACACATCAGTGAACTTAAAGTTCATCAAGGTGAAGTAGAGGCTTTGTACCAAGACTTACAAGGTAGCAAGACTAAAGAAGATCTTCTTGGTCGTGTTAATAGAGCAGCAGCTGATAAAAGATTATCTGAGGCAGAAAAGCTTGAGTACTCTGGTGCTATTAACAAATTAACTGATGAACAAGTTCCAGTTTTTATTGAAGCATTTGGTAAGAAAACTCTTAGTTACAAAGAGCAGTTAGATGTAAAATCTAAGATTGCACATGATGCTCTTGAGCAAGAGAAGTTTCAAGAAACAAAACGACACAATATTAAAAATGAAAGTAATCAAGCTAAGAATGCTTCTGGTAAACTTACTCCTGCTGAAAAGAAAGCAGAGAAGGTTGAGGAACATACACAGGGTCGACTTGAAAAAGCACAAGATACACTTACTGCTGAGAAGCGTAGAATACGTAACCTTGATCCTAAGAAGTTTGATAAGGCTGCAAAAGATCAATTGATCACACAAGCTGAAGCTGACTATGAAGAGGACACTGCCAGTTTAAGAAAACCTGAAGCTGCTCCAACTAAACCTGATGTAGCTTCTGTTACTGATGTTGACAAGAATAAGTTAATGTCCCTTAATAAAGAAGGTAAATTAACTAAGGGTCAGAAAGAAGAGTTTGATAGTCACTATGGTCCAGGTGCAGCTGATAAGATTTTAGGTGGTGCTAAAAGTTCTTTAAAAGAAGAACCTAAAGAACAAGCTAAACCAGAAGCTAAAAAAGAATTGACTGACGAAGAGCAGTTGACTGCAGATCTGGCTAAAGCTACTGGTGTTCAGGAACGTAATGCCATTCGTAATGATTATAATATTAGGCAGAAACGTAAGGCAGAGCAAGCTAAACAAAAGGCTATTTCTGCTAAAGGAAAAGCAAAGACTGATGAGGCTATTGCCAAAGCACAAAAGAAAGGTTTAGTCCTTTCTGGTATGTCTGGTACACAGCTTAAGTTTGTTGATCCAAAAACTGGTAAAGAAGTATTAGAATCTGAACTATAAAAGGAAGTCACATGGCAACGTTTGAAGGACCTGCACAAGTAACTGCAGCATCAACTGGTACCTTTACAGGACCTTCTACAGAAACATCTACAGAATCTAAATCAACATTCTCTGGTCCAGTTAAAGCTAAAGCAGGTGGTATTCAGGCTGAGGTGCTTGAAGTGCTTGATGGTGACACGGCTAAGGTACGTCTTCCTTCTGGTCGAATTAAGTCTATTCGTATTGCTGAGATTGATGCTCCTGAAATATCACACGATAAACGTGGTGCTCAAGCTGGTGGTGATGAAGCAACTAAAGAATTATCTAATCGCATTGGCGGTAAGAAGATTTCATTGTCTGGTTTAAAAGCTGATCCTTATGGTAGGTTTGTAGCGTCTGTTGAAGTTGATGGCATGAATGTTGGAAAAGACATGCTAGATAAGAAAGTCGTTCAACCATATGGTCAAGAACGTACATTCTTTGGTAAACTTAAAGGCGATCCTGTTACTCCTAAAGAGTGGCGTGACGAGGGTAAAGCGGATGCTGAAGGACACTATAGCTGGGATAGGCTCAAGAAGCACCCTATAAGCGCCATAGCAGGCACTGTTGCTTCTGTGGTAGACCTAGCCACTGGTCTGCCTGAGTGGGCCTCTAGGACCGCTTTAACGGGCGTTGGTATTGTTAAGGAAACCTTCACTGGTGTTGATAAAGCTGGTAGTGAAAAGTCCATTAAAAAGGCTGAAGTCTTTGCCGATAAGTATACTAAAGAGTTTCATATGGATGCTCTTACTGGTTTAGCTGGTAGGGCTGCTACAGCAATGGGCGCTGATCCAACAATGATTGGTCATGCTTTTGATCCTGTTTCTAAGCTTTATCAAGCAGGACAAGAAGCTTTACAAGAACAAGGAGCTAAGATTGGTATTGCACCAGCAGCTACTCGGTTTGCTGTGGATAACATTGTAGCTATTCTTACTCCTAAAGTAATGGGTAAGGCTCATGAAGTTCTTACTGAAGGTAAACCTAGCGAAGCTTATGTTAATGAGTATCGTGCTCGTAAAGAAGAGCAGTATGCTCAAGCTGAAAAAGCTGAAGAGGCAAAGCCAGCTGCACTTACTGAGACAGCGATCCGTGATAAAAAGACTGGTAAAGTTGAACGCATGGGTCCTAAGCATGATGAAGCCCGGAAAGCTGAAACTAAAGACACACATGAACAGGGGTTCATTGATGCTGATGGTAACTTCCTTGAACGTAAAGATGCCCTTACTAGAGCTCAAGAAACTGGTCAAGTAGCAAAAGGTAAGAAGCTAGATTTTGCTGATGAAGGATTACATAGTGGTGACCTTCGTGATTCTGGTGATCCTCGTTTCCAAATAAAGGAAAAGAAAGTCCGTACTGAGGAGCAAGTTCGTGAAGAACTTGTTGATGCAGCTACTGATGCTCACATGCAAAAGATTAGTAAAGCATTTGATCTTCCTGAGCTTGTGACTGATATTAAAGGACGTGCTTTAAAAGCACCTAAGAGTCTTGGTTTAGAAAAGATTTCTGGTATTGTTAAAGAAGAGCCAACTAAGTTTGCTAAGTGGGCAGAAGATCTTAAAGATACTCTTGGTGTTCTTGTTCGTTCAGAGATTAAAGATGGTCTTATGACTCACTTTGATGCTCTTAAAATGGAAGAGATCATGCCTGATAAGGCTGGTCGTGAACGAGTATGGGAAGCTATTCAAGAGAATAAGGGTGGTGAACTTACTGGTGCTGCTAAGAAGTTATATGACTTTCATAATAAAGTTATGGATGAGATTTACAAAGCTGCTAATAACGTTGGTGTCATTAAAGGTTATATCGAAAACTATGCTGCTCGGCATATTGATATGGAGAACCTTACACCAGAACAAAAAGCAGCTGTTATGAAAGAGATTGGTAATGCCTATCCCTCATTACAGCCTACTACTAAGCATGGTAAGACACGTACTGTAACAGACTTTGGTGAACTTAAAAAGATTATGGACAAACATGATCTTAAATTTAAGACTACAGATCTTGCTGAATCTTTTAGATTGTATGCTGAGTCTGTAAAGAAAGCTATTAGAGATACTAATAAACTTAATGCAATGAAGAAGACTCGTGTTAGTGGTCTTCCTGTATTGATGGAGATTGGTGGAGCTGAAAAGATTCCACCTAATTATAAGCCAGTTAAAGGTGGTGGTTTGTATGAGAACTATGCTGTTCATCCTGATATCTATGATGCTGTAAAACATTTAATAGGTAGCAATGATCCGGGTGTTATTCTTAAAACAGCTGCAACATTGTCAGGAGCTATTAAACGTATCGCTGTTGGTTTTTCATTGTTTCACTATGGTACATTGAACGTAGCTAATTTCCTTAGCAATAAACCAATGCATAGTCTTGAGTCTTTTCTTAAGACAAAGGGCGGTTTAAAGCGTGAGAGTTTACTTAAAGATCCCACTACAGGTCGTTTAAGTGAGGAAGCTAAGTTTCAGATTGATAACGGAGTTACATTCGGTATTATTTCTGACTCTGGT